GGCAATAGCGATGGCGTGCTGTTCGACGCTGACGAATTCACCGTGCCCGCTGACGCTGGGCGGTGTGTTGAACTCGACGGATTCGCCGGGGCCCAGCCGGGGAAACATTCCCGGTTCCAGACGCTCCGGCAGCACGTCACCTTTTCGATCGCCTTCGCCTTCCGGTTCCGTTACGACGCCGACAAGGCAGGCGGCACTTTTCTGCGCTTCGATGCGGGCGTCCTGGTAGTCATCCAGGTTCTTCATGCGCATCAGCGCCGCGGTTCCACGGGGCACGCCGCGCACCTGGCCGGGCCGCAGCATTTCGTACAGGTGAATCACGTCCTCCGCCGGCGTGAGCTTGCTGCCGGTGATCGGCGAGAGGCTCGCCATGGCATCACCGGGGTGGTTCTGGTGGAGCCAGTAGCCCACCCGCTTGTGCCGCATGTCGAACTGCACGCCCTGGACGGCGTAGCCGCTGTTCATGGGCCCGTTCTTTGTGTGGTCCAGGTAGTCGCCTTCCAATAGCCGCACCTTCAGCGGCACCGGATTGCTTGGGTCGCGCTCGGTGATTCGAACGATCAAGGCGTCGCCGGATTCCATGGCAGTGCGCACGGCGGCGGACTGCAGGCCGTAGCCGTTGAGCCGACCGTCGTAGTCGATGGCCGTGGTCTCAATCCAGCCGAGCATGCGCTGGCGGGCGTCTTCGCGGACGCGCTCCACCCCGCCCTTGGCGCGCGGGCGGATGCCGGCGCCGACGATGTTCGTGGTCAGCCCCCGCATTGCGCTGGCCGCGTAGGGATTGTTGCGCACCATTTCACGGTGTCGGGCGCGCAGCAGCGGCAAGGCTGCCCGGCTCTCAGCGTTGGCGCTGGTGTCTCGGCCTCGCGTCCAGGTGTTGCGGCGGCCCTTGCCGGCGCCGTCGTAGCCGTTCACGGCGCGCAGGCGCTCAGTGACGACTCGGGCCCGGGTGCGCCGGGCTTCGGCCTCAGGCGAGAACCAGCCGATGGTGCGATCAAGCCAGGTCATTGGTACCCCCGGTCGAAGGTAGGCGCGTAAACGGCCTGCCGCTTGCGAGTGGGGCTGGCCAGCCGGCGCTCGATCATGTTGCGGATACGAATCATGTCGTCGAGGCTACGGAACTCCGTGGTCTTCCCGTTGTGGGTCACACGGAGGGTGCCCGACGCGATCGCTTTATCGAGCCGGTCCAGGTCCTGTTGCGTGTACGCCATGGGGTTAGTTCCAGTAAGAGGATTTGCGTCGCCGCGGTGGCGCGGCGGCGGCGGGCTCTTTGCCGCCGAACATATCGCCTTGCTTCAGCTGGGATTCGTATTCGTCCCAGCGGTCGTCTTTCCAGGTGTGCAGCCGCAGGCTGTAGGCCGCGTGCAGCGCATAGATTTCACAGTCGGCGGCTTCCACCGGCTGGCCGGGTTTGTCGTGCCAGATCAGCTTGCCGCTGAACCGCGCGCTGGGCGCTTTGATCACGCCGGTGAGCTGCTCGTAATAGTCGTCGCGGACGTCCTGGTACCAGTGCATGCGGCCGGGCCCGGAGCCGCGCAGGCTGAGCCGCCCGCCTTCGCCGAACAGCAGGTCTTTGGCTTTGTGCGTGCCCACCTGGTAGACCAGCAGGCCGAACTTGCTGGCCTTGGTTTGGCGCTTGCCCTTGTAGTCTGTCTTCTTCGGGGCGCTGAAAATCTCGCGGCGGCCATAGTCGTTGGAGCTGCCCTTGATGGCCCGGACACCGCGGCTTTGCCGGGTGCGGACGAATTCGTAGACCTGCTCTGTGGAGTGGCCGCCGCTGTCGATGCTGACGGCGCGCGGCAGCAACCGGTGGCCGGCCTCGCTCTGAATCGGCGTGGCCAGGAGGTCGTCGAGTTCTTTCCAGACCGGGTCGCTGGAATCCGTGGTGCTCACCTTGGCGTACAGCTCGCCCCAGTAGAGCAGCCAGCTCTCCATGCCCCGGCCCCAGGCGCGCATCACTACCGCCAAGCGGTCGCGCTGCACGTCAACGCCGACGGTGATGATCAGCCCGCCGAGGGGCACCCAAAGTTCCCGGTAGTCCTCGGCGCGCTCGCGCAGCACCTCCGCGTCGGGAGTCGCGGTTTCGTAGGCGTAGGTGCGAGCCAGCTTCTGGTTGGTGAACGTGATCTTGCCGCTCAGGTCGCCCTTGGTTGCTTGGTACTCGGCGGTCAGGTGATCGCGCACTACGTCGGCCAGGGTGGTCCCGGGCACGCAGGCGTACAGCTCGCTGAGTTCCATGAACCCGGCACTGCCGTGGAACTGCTGCGTGGGCGTCCAGCCGCAGAGCGGGTCGCCGGCGGCGACGGCGTTGAACACCGTGTCGCGGACGTTGCGCTGGCGCTGGTCATCGTCCCAGGCAGCACCGCAGTGCGGGCAACCGTACACTGCGGTGTCCGGCAGCGCCCGCCCGAACACTTCGTGCTCGGGCTGATCGTCGTCGGCGTCCAGCCAGCTCACATTTTCCCAGGCGAGCACGTGGGCCTCGCCGCATTCGTGGCAGACCACCGGGAGAACCCGACAATCCGATTGCTTAATGCGGTGCTCGGTTTTGCTCAGGTCGCGGATGGTCGGGGTGCCGCCAACGATGAGCTTGCTGCCCAGGTAGCGCTTGAGCCGCTCTTCCAGCAGGCCGATCGCGGTGCCCTGCTGCTTCACGTCGTCGCTGGTGTCGTCCGGTTCCTCGATGACGCCAACGCCCACCGAGCTCGTGGACTTCACGTTGCCCGGGCTGTTGGAACCGACCAGCTTCAGGAAGCCGCCCGGGTAGCTTTTCAGATCCCACCGGTTGCCAGCCTTCCGGCTGGTGCTCACGTCGATCAGGCCCCGCAGGATGGGCGAGGCTTCGAACGCGGGGCACAGCTTTTCATCGTGGAACGCTTTGCCGTCTTTCTCTTTGGCGAACAGCACCATGATCGGCGCCGGGTGGGCTTCGACCCGCTTGGCCAGGTAGCCGATCAGGAAATAGGTCCAGCCGATCTGGGCGGCCTTCATCAGGTCGACCTCGCCGACCGCGGGATCGTCCAGCGCCGCGGCAACGCCGAGGAAGTACGGCGCATAGTGGAAATCGTAGGTGCCGGCCAAGTCGCCGATCGCTTCCGGCAGGTGGTAGTGCTCAGTAAGCCACTGCGCCGTCGCCACCGATTTGCGCGGCCGGAACTTCGCCGCCGCCTGATTCAAGATCCCCCGCAGCGTGCTCCGCAAAGCCACCAATTCGCTCGATTGCAGGTTCAATGACATCGGTCAGGGTCTCGGGGGCGATCGTGATTCCGTGCTCGCTTTCCAGGGCCTGGCGCAGCTTCTCCACCGCCGCGCGGATTTCCCTGTTGGTGTGGCCGGCCCAGTCGACGACGATGCGGGCGGCGTCGTCGGCGGGCACCAGTTTGCCGAGGCGCTCGGCGTAGTTGAGGCGCATCATCGCGGTCTTGGCTTGGGCTTCTTCCACCCGGGCGGTGGTCAGGGCGCCCTGGTTGTCGCCACCGCGCCCGGCGGCGTAGCTGCGCAGGTGGTCGCAGTAGGCGCGCAGCCATTCACCCATGGATCCGTCGCGCGGCAGGTGGCCGTCGTTGAGGTGCTTACTCACCGCCGGCTGGCTGATGCCAACCAGGCGCGCAAACGCGCTGGCCGTCGCACGATCATCAAGTGAAGTCATCCGGAAACCACCGTATAGCTATAACCCCCTATGCCGCGCCAAATCTGCAAACAGATCGCGCTCTACGCGCCCTTGAGCGGTCTGGCCCCGGAAGGACCCGCGGCCATGGGGGTGCCCCAAAAGGGTGCATATGTCAGGGTTTCGAGACGCCGGCGGCATCGGGTCGTTGTTGGTTGGCTTCCCGCGCCGCGTCGATCGTTGCGTTGTGCTTGCGGGCGCTTTCCTCTGTCCGCTCAATGTAATCGACGAACGCCTCGTTGCCGCCGCCTGGGTACCAGACCGGCATGATGAAGTGCGGCAGCAGGTCGTCAGGAATCGTCTGGTGAATCACCTTCGTCTGCACCGGAGGCGCAGGGCACCAGCTCGCACAGCCGCTGATCAACAGGATCGGGGATATCAGTAGCCATCCAGTCGCCCGCCTCGGCATCAAGCCTGCGACGCCATGCGCGACGCTCGGCTTCCATTTGCTCGCCGATCTTGCGTATCTCGCGATCACGTTTCTCACGGATGGCCGCCTCGTGGTCTCGTTGCTCGGTGAGCGTGCGCACCTGGTCACGCTCGGTTTTCAGGCTCTCGGCAAGTTGGGCGTTCTGCTGCTTCACGCCGCCGAGGTCCGCGTTGAGCGTCTGGATTCGACGATACTGGTAGTAGTTAGCCCCGATCAGGGCGACCATCGTCAGTGTGATCACCAGCCAGACTTTCCAACCCACGCCCATCATCGAGGCACATCTCCCGTTCGCGCTGCCGGCGAGTGACGATGCCGTAGCAGTTGTTGGTACGAATGCGACAGTCACGCCCGCCGGCGTAAACCCAGCGCAGCAGTTCATCGCAGGCGCCCTGCACGTCTCCGGCCTGCAGTTTGCGGCGCAGTGTCGAGCGGCGGAAGGCGGTGGGCCCGACGTTGTAGATGAACGACGCCAGAGC